CGATTCTTAAAGAAATTCCCCTTTATTCCTTCGAAATAGACAGGAGCACGAAAACCCTGAAGATTATTAACGTCTACAGGATATCGGTCTACATTAGGAATCGTCAAAAACTTGTATACGGAACGCTGTTGATCTATCTTGATTGCATAAGGAAAGTCATTTTCATAAAATAAATTTACCGCTTTTTGTATATCTGCGCTTTTTAGCGCATTTTCGCTAGCCGAAGCTGTTAAACGCCTAACTTTTGTTTCAATAAAAGTATATGTAGTATCGGCTGGCAAAACAGATGACATAATTTTCCTAACTTATATTTTAGATTAGAAACCAACTGGTACTAAACGGTGAAGCCATTCTCCTTCTTCGTCCTTCTCAAGTGGTGATTCATCTTTTCTAATAGATTGTCCATCAATACTTACCAATCCACTCCTTTTTGGTATATGTTTTGATTTATCATTTACTTCTTCTATTAACCCAAAAGGTAACTCATATGTTTTACCAGGTATCAAATGGTAAATCTGGATAGGATCTCCTGCATATTTACAATAAGGTTTTGTCAAACGCTCATGTCTTCCTCGTGAATTCATATATTCAGCTTTTACAATTCGAGCATCTTCTTTCTTCTTTCGTTCCATTTCCTTCTTATGCTCTGGTTTCATGTTTTTGAAGTCATCAAATGGAACACTATTAGTTAATGTGTTGATTAATCCATGAAGTTCGCCTGATGCTGTAGATAAGGTGATTGTAGACATGTTAATTTCCTATGTTATTGAATGATTGAAAAGGAACTTGATTCGTAAAATTATTATATTCCAGATTCTGAGAACCTGCTGGAGCTAAACTTGCAGGAGTTTCTCTGCTAGATGATCCATCTATGAATGCATCAAAATTTGTAGAATCTATATTTAATGACATTGTCGATCCACTTAATGATAAGATTCTCGCTGTCAATCCATTAGCCTGAAACATTCCCCAAGTTTTAGGAACCGTTAATCTAACTAATTGCCCTATCACATAGGTATTTACTCCAGTAGAAGGAACAGTAAATGTAACTACCATCGGAAAAGATTGACTCATTCCAGTTATCAAAAGTGCACTAGGAATTTGAATGACTCCTGGAAGATATTGATTTGGCATTCTTTTTCCTTGTAAACGAAAGGGGATGAAATCCCCCTTCGTAAATAGTCGTTAGTTCTCAAATTTATAAGCGATCCAATTAATTACATCTAAATTAGCTCCTGCAGGGGACTGAGCTCCACCAGCAAGGAACATATAAGGAACAAATTGTCCTGTTCTAAATGGTTGAATTTGGAAGTTATAACCAGTTTGAACTCCAGTCACAGGATCAAATTGCGTACTCGCACCAGCAGGAGATAGTGTCGCAAATAAAGTTGCTGTAGGACTAGATGTAGATGCAGGAAATGAAAATGCAGTAAACGTGGATGAATCAATATCAATGGTTAGATTATAAGCACCGATATTTGAAGTCGCAGAAACTGCATTGACTGCTAATATCTTACCAGTCAGTTGATTCATCTGAGTCATTCCAAATGAGAATGGCACACTCATATGAATTTTCATTCCAACTACGTAATGAGAACTTGGATCAACAGAAGTAGAAACCACCGCTTGAGTAGCTTGTGAAATATTAGTAATATACAAATATTCAGGTTCTACAGCATTGTATGCAGAAATTCTACGTGTGTAACCAGCTGTTGCTGCTGCTGCAAAACCATTACTTGCAGTTGCTGGCAATCCAAGTAGGGTATATCCAGAACCAGATACACTTGAGATTTGAAAGTCCATTCCTCCGATTTGTAGCATTCCTGTCGTGCTATAAATACGGATAATGTCTCCATTCGAATAAGTATTCGTTTGAGTGACGACTGCTGGATTAGCTGCTGTAATAGCAGTGATTGCAGCTGCAGCTTGTGCTTCTACAATAGGAGAAGTTGTTACATATGTAAATCCTGTTCCTGCTGAGAATACACCAGTAAGATCTGCTGTAGTTTTTACGACTTTTATTCCTTGACCTGCTGGAGAAGCTCCAGTTCCAAATTTAGAACCAAACCATCTTCCTTTAATTACTGTATTAGGATTTGAAGCCGCTTCTTGAGTCACATTTTCAGTTGTGAAAAAATCTGCTGAACTTGGCAAAGGAATTTTAACTCCCGCACCTGTAGAAGTGAATGATCCACCTGTTAAAATTGTAAAAGGCATTTTCTAAATCTCCTATGAAGGTTGGAATGTTGTGACATTCAGGCCAGAAATCCAGTTTTGGTTAGTGATTGCACGAGCAATCGCAAACTTGGCATAGAGTTGGCTGTTTTGGGCGACTGAAGACACAACCCATGGGGGACGATATCCAATTACTGCGGTGTAGTTGTTCTGCTCAATCTTTGCAGCAGCTTCTAAACCATACATAGGGATTGTGTAGACTGTGTTTCCTTTGAGAGAAGCTCCTGGAATCTTGGCTCCTTTGGATGAAACAAAGAATCTAAATCTAGAAATAGAGCAATATTCTTCAGGACGAATACCTTCTTGTGTTGGATATGCTGACTTCAGCAATACACCTTGCACTTTCTGAAGATCTGCTGAAAGATTAGTGTTAGCAAGTGCGATAAATGCATCTCTAACCCCAGCAGTACCAAATTTCAATGTGGCTTCTAGATTAGTAAGCATGGTACGAGCATCATTTCCAAGAAGGATGTTCTCGATGTTATTTACATCATTCAAACTAATATTACTTGGTTGATCCCCGTTTAATCCGCCTGTAGCGTTAATATACGAAACAGAACTTGAAAAAAGATCTCTCATCAAGAGATCTTCTTTTTCACGTAACCATTGGCCAAGTAATGCAGTAAATTTAGTCAAGGTCTTACTATTCTCCCAAAGCACAACTTGCTCATTGGTAACGATAGATTTTGCATAAATTTCCATGGTCGCATCTATGTCTGAACGAACTGGAACTTCTGAAGCAGGATCGATTCCAGAGCCATCTAATTGACCACCATCGGTCGAAAGACGTTCGAATCGAGACATACGGGTTGTTTTCCCGACATAGCTTTCTGCGTGATGTAAATCCACTCCAAAAGAGTGAATTAAATTGAACATTGGAGTAGATAGAAGATCTTCTGACGCCTGAACTGGAAGTTCAGGTGCCATCTTATCGATATTCGTAATCCCGGTTGAGAATGTCATATTAGCCTCATGTAAGTTGATAAAATTTATTGGTGACGAACCAATTAAATCTCAGTCTTACGTAGGCGAGACGTACTTTCAGCCAAAATTAGGATTAGCGAAATCCTTTAGGACAGCTAATCCTAGTATATCAATTAAAATATTTAATTGCTACAACATTTAAGATACTGCCTTTAAAGTTTTCTGCATTCTTTCCCAATTAGCTCTTTTTCGTTCTTCTGTTAATCTTGAAGAGTCGGAATCTGTATTCTGAGTCAATCCAGTGCTAGAAATAGATTTGGGTTTAGCAAAATTAGCATCTGCTTTGGCTGCTTCTTTTTTTGCAGTAGTAGAGTTGGGAACAAATTTTTTTATTGCAGAATATATGTCTGACCATTTATCAAAGTTATCATTCAATCTTTTTAGCGGACGGGCTACTTCTGGATAATGAAACTCTAGATAATCAAGATTTTCAGCGGTGACTACAGAATTAAAATCGGAATGTGTTTGAACAAGACGATTTGGATATTCTCTCTGTTCACGCTCTAGTTTAGCTTTCTCAAATTCTTCTTCTCTTTTAGCGAGAGCAATTTGAACTTTCTTTTCTATTTTTTGATCTTCTGTCTCGTCTTCTTGATATACGTTTTGGCTTTGATATTGGTGATTTTGTAAAGGGGAAATTCCTTTTGAAAATGCTGCTTCCATTGCAGCTTTGAGAGCAGCAACTTCGGCATCTTTTTCCGCTGCCTTTCTCTCTGCAGCCTCTTTTTCTGCTCTATCTTTTTTTCTTGCTTCTCTGAATGCGCGCCAATTAGGATTGTCTTGTGTTTCCTGGTCTTTGTTCTCTTGTGTTTGTTGTATTACTGGTTGTTCTTGTTTCTGTTGTGATATATTTTTATCATCTTTACCATCAACTACAGGATTATCTGTTTTTTGCTCATTAACATTAACTATCATAATGGGGCCTCCTTGTGTCCGAAAACAACAATTTATTCGAAAATGAAGAGAATGTAAAGAAAAAATTAGAATATGATCAACAGATGAGAAAAATTAGAGAAGAGGTAGAAAAGAAATTTTCTGAATATAAAAAGATAATGGAATTTATGGCTGGAGATGCACCATTATCAATATTGTGTTTATCACAAATAACAGAGAAAGCATTATTACGACATGGCTGTCTGCGTATCTACGATCTTTTCAATTGCAATTTTGCTGAAGTCGAAGGGCTCAGTCCTCGTCATATCACAGAGCTTACAACCCGCCTTGATCAATTCTTCTCTATGTTTTAAAAAATATTCATGCTCAGATAACATCTTTATGTTATGTTCATATCGTATATATTCCCAAAATGTTCCCTTGAAGAATGCAACAGACCATGCCTGCATCGTCTTATATCTTTTATGAACGATTACATTTGTTCCAGCAAGTTCTGCCATTACCATATCAGATGGAAGCACCCAAAGACGTTTAGTGATCTTATCTAGCTGTTTATTATATAGAAAGACAGATTGATTAGGACGTGGTTTTGGCAAGTAAGGCCAGCAATAGAATTTTCTTCGTATCAGATTCTTAATTAAAGGATCTTTTGCAATCACCATCACAACACAAAACTCATCTTCATCGATGATATGCTTATGCTTCTGAATCGATTCATACAGATTTTTCTCTATATCGTCACACATTGCGTGACCAACTTCTAAGGCGTCATATTTCGTATGATCAGAAAGAGCTTTCTTGGATAGTTCTCCAGCAGTTTGTCTCATTAATGATCACACTCATTTGTTTTAGTATGTGGAGTAGGACGATCTTTCCCAGATCTAGGAAGGAATGCACCCCAAGCATTATTTTCTCCTTTAGGAGTTAAATCCATGTTAATTTGCCATTGCTCATTAGGAATAGCAAGTGCATTCCCATGTTTGATAACATCGGCAGTTTTATTTTTAAGATAGTCTGGATTATGTTTTGTTTTCTTATTTTTGGACATTTTCGCTCTCTTTTTTGATCTGATTATTTCTTTCTGGATGCGCTTCTTTTGAGATAGAGAGATGAAACGCACTATC